TTTGCCGCTCTTTTAACCGCTCCAGCGCCGCACGGACTTTTTCTTCTGCCTTCTTGGGCTTTGCGTGACCGTTCAATATCTGGCTTAAATACTTGTCATTCCAGCCGATTTCAGAAGCTAATTCCTTAGCAGTTACGCACATAAGGTGCAAATCTCTGTAAACATCCGCCGTCCATGGCTCGGGCTTCTGCTTGAACTTCCGCTTAGGTTCCTGTGCTATCTGGCACCCTTCTTCTGGTATCAATTCTTGGTACCAGCCCCAGTTAATCCCAAGCTCACGCATTACCTTGTCCGCTGCCTGTATCTCTGCATAGGCGTGGGCGTACCTGGCTAACTGCTCGTAGAATATTTTGGTTTGAGCATTTGTCATCTCACTTGTCACCTCCTTGTGAAGATTTTTGTTGCTTTTTGCCGCTTCATGATTGAATGTCGCCATCTTCGGAAAAAAGATAGTCGATTGTGAACGAATCATCGGAAAAGTAAGTCGAAATTATCTTGACAGCTTCCGGCACGGTGACGGGGGTTTTCCCGTAAAGTTTGCTCCGCGCTGTCTTTTCCGTGCAGCCGATTGCCTTGCTGACTGCGCTTGACGGAGTCCGAAATCCCTTTCTGGTAAGTTCTGCCGCTAGGTTTCTTAACATATCTTATCACCTCCTAGAACCGTATTCGGTTCCGTTTCCTATAGAGTAGCACCGTATTCGGTATTTGTCAAGCTGATTTTTAGAAAATATTACCGTATTCGGTATTTTTTGTTGACGTAGGCCATTAAACGTGCTATACTGACGGCAAGAGGTGGTTCAAATGTACGATTTAGATGCTATGGTGGAGCGAATTAAAATCCTGAAAAAACAGAAGGGCCTTTCTAACGATACCCTTGCTGCTACTTCCGGTGTACCGAAGGGTACGCTTGCCAAAATTCTTGGCAATGGCACAAAAGACCCTCAGATTTCCAGCATTATTAAAATTGCCCACGCGCTTGGTGTGTCCGCCGATTACTTAGTGTACGGCGAAACAATTCCTGCCGTTCCTCCCACCATTTCACCAGACGAGCAAAGGCTCCTAGATTGCTACCGTCAGTTAAGCCAGCAAGGCAAAGAATACATCCTCCAAACTTTGGATATGGCTTCCCGCGTTTATGTAAAAAATATCGATTTTCCCAACGTGGCAAATACCGCAGGGTAAAATTTAATCCCGCCACCGGGCGGGATTGCAATATTGTAATAAAGTCCTATAAAGCGAGGTGTACACCATGCTAATAGAAGTTCTTCTAGCCATTTGCCTTATAATGATTTTCGTTCTCATAGGAGCGGTTTTTTACTTAGTAATGGTATTTCGTAAACTGGAGCAGGAAGTTTCCCTATTAAAGAGCGCCACCGCAGACAAAACGTCCTCCGCACCAGAGGGGCCGTCCACTGCAACGAAGCCAACTATTCCGCAGCGCAAACACATAAATCCGATTGGCATTATTTTTGCCATTGTGGTATGCGTATCTCTTATTTATCTAATCGCATATAAAACTGATACAACACGCTCTGCACCATCAGCTTCAAGCACACAGGCCGCAAGTCCCTCCACAAGTTATACAGTAGCTACCACCGAACCTATTGCTACAACTGAACCGTCCCCACTTCCCAGAAGTCTGCCTACAACCGGTACGATAGGCACTCGTTCTGGTGAGGACACCTGCTCTACGCTCACAGTTCACGCATCGGGCACAAAGAACTGTGTCGTTAAGCTAAAAGATGACAGCGGGCATGTTGTTATCTCCTTTTTCGTGCGAGCTGGCGCCAGTTGCACCGTTAATGTTCCGGGGAAACGTTTACACGCCTATTTTGCGGAAGGAACTGCATGGTATGGTTGGAAAGACTATTTTGGCGAAGATACAGTGTACTCTATGGATGAAGACGAACTTGATTTTTGTGAATATAACTATGAGTACAAGCTTTATATGGTTTCCAACGGCAATTTAACCCTATCCGATATTGACCCGGAAGATTTTTAATCCTTCTGATAAAAAACTCCCGCCACCCGGTAGGAGAGACTGCAAAGGATAACCCCGTCACGATAGGAGGCCATTATGAAGCGAACACAAATGAAAAAAGCGCCGGGGGATAGCATGAGGGCCTATGTCTATATGCGATATTCCAGCGCGAAGCAGCAGGAACTCAGCATCGAAGGCCAGAGGGACGTGTGTCTGGACTATGCAGCCAAGCATAATATTCAGGTAGTCGAAGAGTACATCGACAGGGCCAAAACCGGTACGAACGACAGCCGGGAAGCCTTTCGCCGCCTAATTCGGGACGCACTCGCGGGGGATGTGGACTGCGTTTTGGTCTGGAAGTACGACCGTTTCTTCCGTGACCGGGTGGAAAGTGCCCTGTACCGCCGCCAGTTGGAGGACGCAGGAATCAGGCTGATTTCCGTAACCGAGTTTATCCCCGAAGGCAGTGCCGGAATTATCACCCAGGGCATGATTGAGACAATCGCGGAATATTTTTCCGCCAAGCTCAGTGAGGATGTCTCCCGCGGAATGTACGAAGCTGCCCAGCATTGTCAAATCACCTGCGCCGCTCCCCTGGGCTATCGGACAGGGAAGGATAAGCGCTGGGAAATTGACCCGGTAGGGGCGGAACTCGTTCGCCGGATTTATATGTCCTACGATTCCGGCATGCCCCTGAAGGAGCTTGCAGAGCAACTAAACCAGGAGGGGCGCAAGACCTCCCAGGGAAAGCCCTTCCAAAAGAACAGCTTCAACACCATCCTGCGCAACAAAAAGTACATCGGTATCTACGAGTACAATGGCCTTGTAAGCGTTTCAGGCGGAATCCCCCGCATTTTAGAGGATGACCTATTCTTCCGGGTACAACGCAAACTGGAATCGAATCGGCACCGCCCAGGCGCTTACAAGGCAAAGATTGACTACTTGCTCAGCGGCAAACTGTTCTGCGGCCACTGTGGTGCCCCAATGACTGCGGGTGCAGGAACCGGCAAAGGCGGGACAACCTACCACTACTACATATGCAACAACAGGCGAGTAAAAAAGTGCAGCAAAAAGAATGTCCGCCAGGACTTGATTGAAAAAGCAGTTTTGGACACCACCTTGAATGCGCTGACCGATGAAGTCATTGCATACGTTTCCGTGGAAGTGGAGCGCCGCTGTGCCGAAAACAGCACAGCAAAGGACACCATCGCTTCCCTGCATACGCAAATTCGGGAAGCCGAGAAGAAGATAAAGAACATCGGTGAGGCCATAGCAAACGGCATCATAACTCCCACCACGAAGCAGCTTCTAGTGGACGCGGAAACAGACCGGGAAAATCTGATTGCCCAGTTAAAGAAAGCAGAAACGCAACTCGGCCTAGAAATAAAGGCGGAAGCCGTAGCCTGTTGGCTTGATAGCTTCCGCCGTGGTGACAGGAAAAACCCAGAGTTCCAGAAGCAAGTCTTTGGTGCCCTTGTCCATTCCGTCTACGTCTATGACGATCACCTAAAAATTATTTTCAATACGCAGAAAGATAACATCGTAACAATTCCGTTTAGTTCAATCCAAGCGGCAAAATTAGAGCCACTCAAATGTTTGAATGCTGTCTTGCTTGGGGTACCAGATTGCACAAATATAAACCTCGCAGTGTTTTTCCTGCCGGGAGTGTTCGGGATTTGTGTACCGCAATACCTCTATTAGTTGCAGGAAAGCAAAGCACCACAGTCTGTTACAGACTGCGGTGTTTTATTTTTAAGATACCTTCGGCTCCTCATACTCCATCGCCTGGTCACTGTCGCCCACGCCTGCGGTGGTGGGGTCGGTAACAATACCCAGGACGGTAAGGACACCAAACAGGGCATTTGCAGCGTCCAGGAGCCTCTGCTGCAAGTCTGTCAAATCCAGGGTATAGCCGAAAATGGCAGCCACCGTCTGCACCAGCAGGAGCAGAGCAGGAATAATAGACAGCCAGAACAGCTTATTTTTAATGCGTACCTTCCAGTTAATCACGGTTATTTCCTCCTTTTACATGCCAATGCCCCGAATATCCAGGGCCTTGACCTTTTCCATCAGTTCGTCCAAATATCCATTGCCTTTTAACTTGTCGTGGTAGCATTTGTGCATAACCATAATATCTTCTAGCTCATCATGATATATCCACCCCTGAGCTATGTAATGGGCGCACAAAAAGCGCAAACGGTCTTTCAGAATCAGCCGCATTCCCTCCGCCGTGCCGCTTTTCCGCTCCTGGCGCTTATCAAGCCAGGAAAAGAACTGCGATACAAGGGTACTCAACAGACCGCTGCCCAGTATGGCCGCGAAAATTGTTTCCCAGTCCATTTTATCACTTCCCCCGCAAGTCCCATCTGGACAGTGTGCCGTCATCCACATGTACGCCCCAATCGTAAATGCCGATGCCACCCTCACCAGGGCACATTTCAGCAGTCACGGCCTCCGCAACCTCTTTCATTCGTTCAGGGGCAGCGCTGGAATGCAGGTCGGCAGCTCGCCCGGACAGGTGGTAACTGTTGGCCGCTCCGCTGACCTCTGCGTTGTGCTTTGGGCAGCGGACGCCCGAACCGCCCGATTCCACGATGGTAACGGGGACACCCAGCCGCTCCCGGATTTCGTCACAAATCCGAACCAGTCTTTCCTGCGGTTCCGCCGGAAATCCGTTGCAGTATTTCCCACCACACTGGCAGCGCCATTCCTCCCGGGAAAAATAGCGAATTTCGTCCCAGAAGGTGCCGGTGCCCGAACTACTGCCCGAACTGACGGTGCCTGAGTACAAGCGTCCGTCTGCTACAGCGTCAAGCAATGCCGCCTCCGTAGAACCACCAGCGATTCCATCAACCCGCAGCCCTTCGGCGCTCTGAAATGTCTCTATGGCCGCTATGGTTTTCACACCAGTGACGCCGTCCACACCGCCAGGGTTATAACCTAGATAAGTGAGCAAACTCTGTACTTGTGTTATTGTCATGCAATCCCTCCCGTCATCACACCGGCAACACGGCTCCCACTGCCGGGAGCCGTGTGCAAATCGGCATCCGGCACAGCTCACGCCAGCAGCGCAGTAAGCTCCTTATACTGCGCCTCCGTCAGCTTATCGGCAGCGTAAAACACATCCAGCTTTTCCGCCATTCCCTTCGTGTTGCCCTTCTCAACCATACGCTTCAAAGTCCTGTACAGCATTGCATTCACCTCCTTACTCCGTTACTCCGAGTTCCAACAGCGTCAGACGGTACTCATGGTCAACGAGCATAGCATCGGTATCATCCTCAACGGATGGTGTTACCTCCGGTTCCCAGCTCCACCAGGTTTCTAAATCTGCCGCGATGGTGTCCTTGGACACAATACCGGGATAGCGATATTGTACTTCCTCGCATTCCCACGCTGAGTAGGTACTGCCATCCTCATTGGTGCATTGGATTTCCTTAATGTTCTTGCGGATAATCACATCGGTGGATTTGCCCACGCGGAATACCTCCACCTCAGACGGCTGCACCGCATAGCATTCTTTTGTTACTTTGCTCATTACGTTTCCTCGCTTTCCAGGCAACTGATTTCTTAGCCGCCCGCAATAAATCGTAAAAATTGTACTTCTCGCAGAATTTTTTATGGTTGGTGTGCTTAATCCAGCCCCAGGCGGAAACCACTTTTTCCGCCCTCCAGGACGGCACATACCCCAGCGCTGCCAATTCCCTGCTTGCTCGGATAACTTGGCGGCGAAAACGGACGAAGGTTCTGCCGCGCACAATCGTATAGGTTCGCCGCACCACAAACCCCATCATGTCAACACCGGGCGTGCGCTTCCGGCTGCCGTTCTTGCGCTCTTGCTTTTGGGCTTTCTCACCGCGGAAGGAAGCTAGACTGTAAAATTGCCACCCGGGTTTTACGGTCAGGCCAAAAGTCTCCTTTGCCCATCGCGTTGTCGCTTTAATGGCCCGCTCCAGGTTGGAGACTTTGCCGAACACAAGGAAATCGTCTGCATAATTGACGATACCCTCCACCATTTTCAGGCGTTTACCCCGGCGATACTTTGCTCGGCTCAAAAGGTGCCGCAATACATAGCTCATAACATAGTTGTAGAGCCAGCAACTTAGATAGCCGCCAATCAGCAGCACGCCATTGGGGTAGTTGGACATCACAGCTTCAACAAACCATAGCAGGGTTTTGTTTTTCCCGATGTCCCGCCGAAGCAGGGCCATGACAGTGGAAACCTTCGTGGACGGGTAAGCCTTTTGGATGTCACATTTGACTGCATTGGTTTTCCCTTTCAGCTTCTTTCGCAACAGGCGTTCGATTTGCCGCTTCCCGCCTGTCTGCCCTCGGTGCGGAATGCTGCCGCATTGACATGGCAGCAGCTTAGCGTGAAAGAGTTCATCCAGCGCATACTTGGCAATGTACTCGAAAATCTGCTGTTCGGCGGATTCTTTGCAGAGGTCTCGTACCTTGCCGCTGTTCCCGTCCTTGCGCCGAAATTGGTGGACGGGCTTAAGCTGCAAGTCTCTTGCTTTGATTCTCTCTACTGCCAATTTTGCCACCGCGTTAATGGCTTTCAGCGTTTTCTTGCAAGAATTTTGCCTGCGTTCTTCCTGGAGTTCCTCCCGCGTAATTTCGCCAGTGGAAATCAAAAGTTCCCGGAACTCCTTTTTCTTTAGTTTCCCATCGAAGCAGAGGTGAACCGCCGGGGAGATAAACACCAGACTTTCCACATCCACATTGGCCGGTTTGCAGCAGGTTTTCATTCCGCGTCCTCCTTGGTTTGTGCAACCAGGGACTTTCGCCTAGGCTACTAGTCCCTGCGGTTACAACACAATTTTCCCAATACGGGCGGAATGCACGATGCAATAAATGGGGGTCGTGTGTCAACTAAATCAGGGGCGCCAACCCCGCCATTCCAGTTACTATTACCAGTCCCATTGTTGGAGTTGCGGGCCGCCAGCCCAGCATTTCCACCATTGTTGAGTTCACCGAACAGCCAAGGCGCACGCACGCCCGAAGGCGAGCAAAAGCTAAACAGGGAAAGCGCAAGCATCGTGCATCCCAGAGAGATTATATCAAATTCTCCATTTGGTGTGTACCACCTCCTGCAAAATTCCCGAAAATTTTCGGCTGCTTCCGCAGCACATTGGTTGGCGCTGGTGGGTGCATACTATGGGGGCGGGTCGCCCCTCTTGCCCCTCCGGGGCAATTCACCCCATTATCCGGCCAAACCAGGGGCGCCAACCCCGCCAAACCAGAGACTATGACCAGCCCCACGGGCGGAGATGCGGGCCGCCAGCCCAGCAAATCCACCATAGTTGAGAACACCGAACAGCCAAGGCGCACGCACGCCCGAAGTTCTGGGCGCAACATACATACCAGCCTTAACGCCTGTGCCGCTGCCAGCTTTTGTCGATACCGCCGCAGGCCAAAGCACAGCCGAATCCTTGGATGTCGCCGTGTCCTCAATGTACATCCACTTATCCGTGGTGCCAGACGGGAATGTCAGGGTCAGGTCATCGCATTTTGTGTAGTCACTGGAAATCGTGCCGTTGGTGGTCACCTTAGACTGGTCGTGGCAAACATAGCAGTCGAAGGTAAAGTTGCCATCGCTGTCTGTTCCCCATTGCCACAGTTCGTCCGCCAGGATGAGATAGGCACCAGTCTGGAACTCCGTCTTTTGGATAAGACCGGGTTCCTTGCCGGATGTCGCGCTGTATCGGCTGCCATCAAAGCCCTGCACGGTGTCATTCCAGCCGCTATAGTAGGGCATGGTGGACAAGTAGGTTTCCCCGGCCACGGTGTCAAACGTAACCCCGCCATTGTCGATGTTGACGGCTGCATATGTCGTGCCGCTAATCGTAACTTCCTCAATGCTTTTAATCCGTTTGCACTTGCAGATAGAGTACATGGACGCTACGCCACGGTCTGTGCTGGTGCCTGTGCCCTTGTTGCCAACAATGGTGTTGCTGCCCTCAAACAGATTTGCCGCTTGCGCAGTAGTCAGGATGATACGCTCCACGCCAGTCTCCGATACTGCGGCGGTATATTGGTAATTGTAGGATGTGCAGCCCTCAATGGTGCCGCTGTTGCCCTTTTTGCCGTACTTGAGCCAAATCATGGCGAGCTGGAACTTGGGCAGATTGCCGGAAGCGCCAGCGTACTGCGCTCCCTTAGAACGCCACGCCTGAATGCCAGCATTGTAGGATGTGTACAGATACGGCTCCAACCCCGTCCCGCAAGTAGGCTTGCCATCGGCACCCTTGCCGGCGGCATATTTGGGGTTCGCCATATACTCGTATTCCCGGTTCAGTTTGTCCTTCCCCTGCGGCCACCGCTCATACCCGGTAGCGGGATGGCACCTCGTCTTGAAATACTTGTACCCGCCCTCGTTCCACTCTCTTGTGTAGGTGTTCTTTTGCAGTACCCAACACAGATGTTCCCCAGAGCGGACAACACTGATGTCATCTATGTATTCTACCGCAAAAATTTCGTGGCTGCCGTCAGCGTTTTTGTCCGCTGCCACTTCGATGCAGAAAAATTGGGGCAGTTTGGCGAAATCGTCCTGGCCCGCCGTGGCCTCCGTGGAGGGAGCGGCAGTCAAGCCAACACTATCGTCTGTCAGTTCACTGGTTGCAGCCTCAGAGGTGGAGAACAGCGGCATTTTTACGCCGTGAACACGGTCATCATCCAGGACGGTTCCGAACCACCGTTGAAGCAGTTCCTGCCTCGCGGCGTTGTCCGTTCCAACGGTTTTCCCCCAGTTCCCGTTCCACCACTTCTGGAACACAGAGACAGCGCCTTTTAAATCCGCCGCGTCTGCGAACGCCTTCCGCGCAGTAAGGTCGATTACGTCCACATCCCCGCTGATGATAGCCGCATCCAGCGAGCCGGTTGCATCCGTCAGCATAGACGCTTTGTGGAGGTCACGAATCTCTTGCAATGTCTTTTCCGTTGCGCCTTTTAGCATATAAATTTCTTCTCCTTCTTTTGAAATTCTGACGAGTTCGCTCATCATTTTTGTTAGAGCCGTAAACTCCGATGAACTTTCCGGCAGCTCATCGTCATAAACGACATCTTCCACAAGAATTTGGAAACGCGCAGATGTCAGAACCGCATTGTCCGCCCCATAAAGTCTGACCTCGCACATCATCTTGCCAACCGCCGTTGTGGTCTGCAAGGTAACATCATAGACGATTTTATTATCCTCTATGCTGCACGCATTGTATAGGATTGTGCCGTCCGGCTTTTTGGCTGATAGCACAGCGCTTACATCCGCAATTTTGTAAGGGAATCCGCCATCAGAAAGTGTTACTATGATTTTCTTTGATGTGTCACCCTTTTTTAGAATAACAGTCGAAAGGGCACTTGTGGCTTGCAAATCCAGCATAATATGGATGATGGATTCATTCATTTTGAAGCACGCCTCCTTTCCCTGCTAATATAGCAAAAGCGGCACCGGGTTTTCTAAACCCAGTACCGCCTTTTTATGAAATTAATGCCAAGGGGTATCGTCCAGTGTGCTTTCCTTGTAGCCCGCAGCATAATACAGCGCGTCTTTTTGCGCCTTTGTCAGATTCAGGCTATCAATGTACTCAACAATCTTGGCTTTCTTGCTGCCGGATATGGTCTTTCCGTCCTCATCTTTATCGGCGGAAGTGTCCTTGAATACCTGGTATGCCTCAAAGAACACCCCGGCATCCATTCCGCTGCTGTCGCCGTACTCCATATACGACCGAATGGAAGCCTCTCCCATATCCGAATATTCCGGGTTGTTCTTGCGGAACTCGAGAATCTCCACATAGGAGTCCGCCTCCGAGTATTCCATTCCCGCATCCCGCACAAGCGCCGAAATTGCCTCGTCCTTCGACATTTTCCCGTCCAGATAGGTGTACTTGATTTCCGTTTCCGGCTTTTGCTCGTAGGTGCGCACCATCAGGCTGGGGAAGGAATTCCGTGCAATGCTGTTCCACGCGACCACCCCCTCCCGCACCAGCGGAGTAATGGGAACCCCGGAAATGCCGGAAGCCGCATCCAGTGCCTTGTAAGCGGCACCATACCATGTGTAATTGGTGCTTTCGCCGCTTATCTTGTCGTGGATTATTTCGGCGGCTTTAATGGCAGAATCCCGCCACTGGTACAGAATGCTCTGGCCGTCATATCCGTAAGTATCCGCGCCGTTGGCTTGCAGGAAGCTCTTCCAAACGTCCACAAGCTCGTCCACCACAGGCAACTTGGTCAGCGGGTTCAGCTCATCCGTCAGGTTGTCGAGGAAAGCCTCCAGCCACCTATCGCCCCATTCCTCGTACTTGTCATCGTCCCGGAATGCATCGGAAAGGGCTTGCATCGCCGCCGTAAGAATGGCACTCACGGCAAAACCGTAGGTTGTCCTCGCGATATTTGGGCCGTTTTTCTTTAGCGCCTGGGCGGAAGTCATATCCCTTCTCCGCAAGTCCATTTGGTATTTGTCTACAGCATCCGCCAGCCAACTGTACGAAGTAGTCGATTCGGACATGAAGCTCCCGGTTGCCCTGGCAAAGTAGTTTTTGCTCCTCAGGTACTCGTTCTTCGTCAGAACACTGTCCACCACCTGCGTCTTGTAGATAACATCTTCAAACAGGCTTGTCACAGCTTCCCAGTAGCCCTCCATGCTCGGTGTGATTCCGTACTTGCGCTGCACCTCGATTTTGCTGGCATTCCACATGGCTGCCCATGTAATCTGGTCTGCCTTTTCAGCGCCCCACATTCCCGCATTGGCAAACTTGTCCATCAGTGTTTCCTTGTGCTTGATGATGTCTGTCAGCCCGCGGGAGATATTGACATCGTAGAAACCCAGGTCTTTCCAAACCGCAATGCCGCTGTGCTTGTGCATTTCGGCTATGTTTTCCCGCAATGCCTTCGGGGTCATGGCAATTCCTCGCAAAATGTCCTCGTATTTTAGGATCATCGCTGCTCTGGTAATTGCCATTGGCTGCTGAATCACCACCCGGAAATTGTACGCGACCTTGCTCATGTTGTAACGGCGCAGGGAGTTCAGGCCAATGCTCTCGTAAGCGCTGCTCTTTTCCCCGGTTCCGTTATAGTCTTTCAGGAGATTGATGATGAATTTTTCACCGTATCCTCTCTTTCCGCCGCCGGTGCCGGTTTCATCCGGCGCACCGTATACCCGGGCGATTTCGTCACGAACGCTTCCCGTCACTTCTTTGGTAACGCGCTCCACCCCGTTTTCGATGACAACCCTATTCTCTTTCTGCTGGTAGTTGAACCATTTCAGTGCGTCCAGAACCGGCAGCGCCAAGGCATGATACTGGGCCATGGAAGCCATGTGGTTGCCGAAAACATCAAAGATAGAGTACACAACCAGTCTGTTGTTTGCCTTCTCCTGCGTTTTCTTGGTAAAGCCCATATTGAGCAGCGCATACAGGCTGGCAGCTTCCGCCTTTTCTCCGGCCTCCGCTTCCAGGAGACGGCCATCGGAATTGATGGGGAAGTAGTTTTCCTCACCGAACAGGTTTTCTCCGAACCGCTTCATGCTTACATAGTTGCCCCATTCTCCGCCCTGCTTTTGCATGAACTGCTGTAAGCTGTCCGCAACCTCAATTTGCCTTGGGGTCAGAACGCTGACGATTTTCTGAGCGTCTTCCAGCGTGATTCTTCCGCCAACATCGGAAATCTTGCCCTCCTGCTTGTCACGGAAGCCAGAGAACCGCACGCCAACGCCAAAAATGTGCCCCTGCGCCTGTTTCCGCTTCAAAAGCTCGTAGAACGACATAATCTGAGCTGTTGTCGCCTTCACCGTCCTGCCCTCAAGCGAAATGGTGTGGGTTTCTTTCTCCCAGTCCTCCACTTCTTTTGCGGTATATGCCTGATTGCTGAAATTTGCAATCTTTTCGGTGTCAAAGCCCATCTGACTTTGGCCTCTGCGAATCCCGTCATAGATTGCCTTTCCGCCTGCACCAAACTTCCGATCAAAAACAAGGGCAGGCCTCATCTGCTGCCAGAATAGGAAGTTCTTCGCGGTTTCCGTGGCCGCCCATCTGCTCTTGCCGTCCTCATACTGCCGCAAGTCTCGAATAGTGGAATCTCCGGCCTCGTAGACGTGCTGATACACCGCATTGGCGTGGAAGCGGTTGAAGTTCTGGATGTGCTGCTTCAATGTCTTTACAATTTTGGCAAGCTCTTGCAGCTCCTGGGATGTCATTTGATTGATAACATACTGCCCATTGCCCTGCTTAACAATCGCCTCCGCAGCCTTTTGAAATCCGCTCAGCCGTTCCAGGAAGTCAGGCGGCAAATCGCTGTACCCGCTGTATTGGCCGTCAGTCTCCTGCTGGTTCCGCAATGCGGCCTGTAGCTTTTCAATCCGTTCCAGGAAAGCCGCGTCCATCTTGGTCGCATCGCCGCCCCGAAGCTGCCGCTTGCTGGTGAAGTCAATGCTGGTCAAGAACGGAATCACCGTATTCTTCAGCGCGTCAGGGACGTGCTTCAAGTCCTGCTTGTTGCTGGGATTGATAACCCAGTCGGATATGGTTTTTACATCGGTGGCAATTCTGTCGCGGTACTTCTTTATGGCCGCTGCATTGTTCCGGCGATCCCGCCAGCGCTTTAGAATCTCCGCATCCTTTTCCTGCTGGGCAGTCTCCACCAGGGTTCTTGCCCGCGGAAGCACAGCTCGCAGCGCTGGGGCAGTCTCGGCATCCAGCACCTTTCTGCTGGTTTCCTGAATCTGGGCATCCATCGCGGACATCCTTTGCAGGGTTTCCGCAGCGCCCTTTCGGTCAGCAGGCTTTCCAAATTGCTGCTCCCGGTATGTTTTCCCGAGCTGCTGTCGCTTTTCTTGCAGCTCATCCAGCTTGGAAAGCCGCTCCTTGAAAATGTCAAGAGCATCTCTTTCCGCGTCCGTCAGCGTGTCCGCCTGAATGTTATCCGCCGCAAAGCTGAGAACTTCCCGGTCTGTCATGGTTTTGGAGCGTTCCTGGTGCTGTTCTGTGTCGGAATCCTCCGTAATGCGCTGCTCTTGCTTGGGATTCAGTATCTCCATGACTTCGTTATAACGGTTCCGCTTCTGCTCAAGCTCGGCTTGCTTTGCAAAGGGAGCCTCAATAATTGTCTCCTGCGCCACAACGTCCTCCCGGTATGTAACCAGGTTCTGTTCCCACGCGGAAATCTGCTTGGGTATGTCCTCCACAAGCCCCATCATCCTTGTGACCATCCTGGTTGTATTGTCCACATACGTCTTGAAGTTGTAGCTGTTTTTCCCACGGAGGACGCCAAGAATGCCCTCGTTGGTCTTGATGACCTCAATTTGGAATCCCGCAAAGCTGCCAATCTCTGTGTAGCTGTCCTCATTTGCTTTCGCGAGCGCAGTGTTCAATAGGAATACACCCGCACTCTTTTTGTCGGTGAATGCCTTCCCGTCAACCGTCATGCTGAAATGTTCTTCCTGATAGGCGTTTGTCCGGGAGGCGACATCTTTCCTCGCGTTTGAAATCATCAGCTCCGTGGTTCGGATTTGCCCATTCAGTACAACTTGCTGCCGCTGTGCCTCCTGCTTCGCCGTTATATAGGAGCGGTGCAAACTTTCCAGCTTCTTAATGTCCGTGCTGAGCTGCACTTGCTCCAGAATCAGCGGGCTGCCGGAAGCCAGCGCCTTCACCTCTGCGGCGGAAAGGGTTACTTCTCCCGTATCCTCCGCATCCCGGCCAACATTTTCGCCATTCATAACCTGGTCGATAAAGTTCTGCTTCCGTTCCAGGATGTCCCAAAGTCGTGCATCAAAGCTGCCCTCTGTGACGTATGTAAAGCACTCAACTTCTTCGTTGATGTTGCCCTGCCGGTACGCTCTGCCATTCCGCTGCTCCACATCGCCCGGTCTCCACGGCGCGTCCAGGTGGTGAATTGCCACAATCCGCTCCTGCGCATTCAGGCCAACACCCATCTTCCCGGTGGAGCCAATCAGAATGCGGATTTTTCCGCTGTTCACATCTTCTTGCAGCTTCTTCTTTTTTGCATCCGTGTATGCATCGTGAATGAAGGCAATCTCCTTTGCCGGAATTCCTTTCTTGACCAACCCGGCCTTGATGTCATCATAAAGCCGTGCGCTTTCGGTGTCGGTGTCCATGCCTGCCGTATCGCTTTCGGTGCTGCTCTTGCCCTTCGGCGTTGCCATATCGCAGAAAATCATCTGCGTGCCGCGGACCTTCCCGCTCTCCTTGTACACTTTGGCTACATTCTCAATGCACCGATTGATTTTGCACCCAGCCTCATAGGGGAGAGTAGGGTCAATCATCCTCTGGGTATAGGAAATTTTCCTGCCGTCTGAGGTGATTTTCAACATATTATCCACGCTGGGGTCAACATTTTTCACATTGTCTGCCCGTTCGGTGAGCTGCTGCATATAGTCCTTCTGGAACTGCCCCGGCTCGCAGACTACAGTGTGAACCTTGCCGCCCTTCATTTTGGGTATTTTCAGTCCCGGCACATTGGTCAGCACATCCGCAAAATTACGGAACAGGAGCTGAAGCTCACCCAGGTTTTTGAATCTGGAAAAGCTCTGCTTCACCCGGTAGCCCTGTCCGCTCGGTTTAATCTCTACACCGTTCACCACCTCGCCGAACTGCTTTGCCCACGCATCAAACGTAGTAATACCAAGCTGTTTCAGCAGTTCCGGCTGTAGATACTGCTGCATGATGTACATCTCGCTCATGCTGTTCATAACGGGCGTTGCCGTAGCGAACACAATGCCCTTGCCGCCGTTCATCTTTTGCAGATAGCGAACCTTGGTGTACAGGTCAAACGCTCTTTTCGAGCCGTCCTTGTTCCCCAGGCCCGAGATATTGGTCATGCTTGTCGTGTAGAACAGGTTCTTGAAATTGTGCGCCTCATCAATGAATAGGCTGTCAACCCCCAGATTTTCAAAGGAAATACTGTCCGTGTCCTTTGCGGTATCGGTCAGCTTGTCAATCTTCACTTGCAGGGATTTCCGCTTCTTCTCCAAGTCCTTGACTGAAGAAGCCTTGTCTCCTTTTTCCGCCTTGGCTTCTTCAATAGCCGCAATCACGCTGTTGATTTGCTCCCGGTACAGTTCAAGAGCAAAGGCATCGGAAATCGGGAGCTTTTCAAACTGCTCATAGCTGACAATTACGGCATCATAGTCATTGTTGGCAATGCGGTTCGCAAAAATCTTGCGGTTATCGGCGGTAAAATCTCCGCTTTCGGCTACAAGCAGCTTTGCCGCTGGGAAGAATTTCTGGAATTCCATGCCCCACTGTGCAACCAGGGATTTAGGCACCGCGAACATCGGTTTCTTGATAACGCCCAGCTCTCGCAGCTTCATGGCAGCCGCAGCCATTTCCAGCGTCTTTCCCGCGCCAACCTTATGGGCAAGCAATGTGTTACCGCCAGAGGATATAATGCGCTGCACCGCGTCCGCCTGATGGGTGCGCAGGGAGAAGCCTGCTCTCATGCCGTTTACGGTAAGGCTCTCACCGTTGTACTTGGGTGTCACAACCGCGTTGAAGGTTTCATTATAGAGCCTTTCCAGCTCTACTCTGCGCCCTTCGTCCCGCCAAAGCCATTCTTGGAATGCCTTCTTGATTTCCTCCATCTTCTCGTTGGCGGCTGCTGTAGCATCCTGGTCAACCACTACGCTGTCATCTGCCAGCTTATTTTTGATGACAACACTCTTGCTGTTCAACATCGCATCCAGCAACTCAAGGAAGCTCCTGCGCTTCGTGCCCCATTTCTGGGTGTTGTTTGCCCGGTATTTCAGGGACGCATTGTGCAGGTCAATGGTGAAGTTCCCGGTATCCGCATTTCTGGAAACGTCCACTTCCTGGCGGTAAGCATTGCTGACGCCCAGCATTTCGGCGGCAAAATCCGAGTATACGCTTCCCGGAATCCATGGCGTACCGGGATTCACATAGATGTCGGTGTACGATATATCCGCAGGAACAACAGCTTTCAGCGCTTCCACGTTATTTTGGAAATCCTTGTCGATGGGTGCCATTGCCTCTGCTTCCCGCAGCTTTGCGCGAACATTGCCGGAAAGGTAGCGTTCGGCGGTTTCCATGCCGCCGCTTATCGTCTTAAACGCCTTGCGCCCATCAATTAACTCTCTTGTAACCTCCTGCTCTGTTTTCCCGGTCAATCGTGCAATCAGCTCCACGTCAACGCCGCCGGTCTGATTCACGGAGACAACCAGCCCGTCAGATACGTTCGCCGCAGAAGTAACCGTCTTGTTCGGTGTAACGGTGTCCCGGAAGAACAAGTCGCTTTTCTCCGCCTTCTTGGTATCCGGGTTCCAGTTTTCCAGAGCCAGGATGGAGAAGTAGTCTGGGTCAACCTTAATCGCGTTGCGGTTCGTCGGTGCGTTCAGGAATCCGTACTTGGCAAGAAAAGCATCATACGCTTCGTTCAGCTTTTTCCTGGCCTGCTGAATTTCGATTGCCTGAAGCCCCTGCTGCTGGTAGTTCAGCAGATTCCTGGCAATGTCCCGAAGGCCAATCATCCCGGAAATGCGCTCTGCTGCACCGCTGGCTGTCTCGATTTCAATCTTCTCTCCCTCGTACTGCTGGAACACTTTCCCGTTTTCAACGGTGATGGTGCCCTTCCTGGGCTTCTTGGTCTGCCGCTCCACCTTTAGGTTGGTTTTCTCTGGGCTAAGCTGTTCCGGGTATGTCATTTTGCCAACCTCGGCAATATGGTCAAAAGCCTCCCGTATCTGGTCGCCCAGGCTTCCCTTGCCCTCCAGCGCATTGTAAGTAAGACTGTTGCTTCGGTACATACCGCCGTTAAATGCCGGCGTTCCCAGAACCATTTCCGGGTGTGCGGTGAAGTAGCTGTTGATGTACGTCCCGTTCCAAAGGCCCTCTATCGGCCTTGTATATGGCGCGTCCAGGAAATCAACGCCCGCATACTCCGTCCCCGCTTCCCGCTTCCGCAGCACCAGAATATCGGTCACAACCTCCGTGCCGGCATTGCCCTTGAAAGCCGAATTTGGCAGCCGAATAGCGCCCAGCAAGTCCGCCTTTTGCATCATGTATTTTCTGGCGGTGCTGTCCTTGGTGTCCATAGTGTAGGACGATGTGACAACCATTACAATGCCGCCGGGTCGAACCTCGTCGAGTGACTTGGCAATGAAGTAGTTGTGTATGGAGCCTGCTATCTTCTTGGGGTAATTCTTGTCCACCACGCCATAATTGCCGAAGGGAACATTGCTGATTGCAACATCCATAAGGTTGTCCACAATGTTCGCCTTTTCAAAGCCTTGAATTCGCACATCCGATTGGGGATATAGGTGCTTTGCAATCAGGCCGGTGATGCTGTCCAACTCCACCATTGTCCAGCTCTTTACCTTCTGGCTCATCTTGGCAGGCATAGCGCCCACGAAATTACCAACACCGCAAGCCGGTTCCAGCATTCTGCCACCCTGGAATCCCAGTTTTTCCAGCCCATCATACATGGCTTTAATCACAGATATATCCGTATAATGCGCATTGAGCGTGGAGCCTCTGGCCGCTTCATATTCCTCCGGCGTGAGCAGGGATTTCAGTTCCTCAAACTCGCTTGCCCATCTTCCATCGTTCTGATTGAACGCATTGGCTAGGCCGCCCCAGCCCACATACTTGGATAGAATGGCCTGTTCTTCGGCTGTGGCATTTCGCTTTTCCGCTTCCAGTTGCTTCACAAGCCGGATTGCCGCCACATTCGCCTTATACCTGCTCTTTTCTCCGCTGGGCAGCTCCAGGCTGTCTCCAATCACAAAATTGGCCCCGCCCGGAACCGTTGTGGACTTCTGCTGAATCTGCCGCTCTACTTCATTGTGGAACTCTTGCTGTCTCTGGCTTAGTCCAGTATCTCCTCCTGAAACTCCGCCCTGGCTACCTCCATCGCCTGATCCTCCTGAAGCCCCTGCTGCATCAGCGTAATCACCATGTTGTCCAGCCTCTCGCCCATGCTGGTCAGGATTTCCCACAGTGTCCCTTCTCGCAGCATCTCCCGATACATCTTCGGCTTGGCTATCTTCCAGTAGTCGTGAACCTCCTTGCCCATCACCGATAGCTGGTAATACTCCTTCGGTTTGCTCGCCATTTTTGTTTCCTCCCTCAAAATTTTCTTGACTTTCTATCGCCATCTGTGGTACAGTATGAGAGGAATCTCCCGCAGTGTCGGGTTGGGCCGTCTTGTCAGGACCTTGGGTATTGGCAAACTGCGGGGATTCTTCTTTATACCCGCTTTTCCCAATGAACGCTGTTACAACAAACAGCGCTTTTTTCTTTGCAATCGGCACCGCCTCAACGACATAGAACGATTTTTCTCCGTATTCCTTCTCATACACCACAGTTTTGGCCGCTCTACTTTTGCCATTCCTGAACTCATAGTATGCTTTTGAACTACCGATAGGTCTAACCGATTCCGCGTTCTCCATTGCCCAGAAAATCTTCGCAATGTCCGAATCATCCGCCATAGAATGGTCGGATTGGCCGTCCTTTCCGTGGCGCTTGATGATATGCTCAATCTGCCGAGCTTCAATCTTTACCTTGTACCCGGAAACGTCAACGCCCAGTGCGTTGCTGATTGCGGCAGCGCTCTTTTCGCTGACGGTGCCGAGGTCAGCAAATTCATTTGCCTTGAATTCCCCAGAACGCACCTTCTGAACCAGCGCCAAAATATTCGTGGCATTTCTTTCGGCTTCCGTGGCAGCATTGTCCTGGCTTTCCGCCTCAACCTGGGCGGTGCTGTTCGCCGTGGCAGCGCTCACTTCCTCGGAAGATGTTTCGGGTGCGAGCTGGGAAGCGGCAGTATTCTCCTGCACATCCGCCTTTTGAGTGGGTGTGCTTTCGCCTTTTTGTGCGTTCTGAATCGCCGTGGCAATCTGCTCCGAGTTGCCCCGGCCATACCATAGCCGGTTCTTGCTGCTCCAGCGGAAGTGATTCCCCTTCAGGGCATTCCGCACAGCCTCGCTGGGCTTTTCAGAGAAGCGGACTTCAATCGTTCCCCGCTCCGTGTTCTGCGAAATGGAAAATCCGTCATAGCTGGCTTCCTGGGCTTCCTGGGTCTGCTCTGGCGTCTGTGTGGAGCCGCGAGCGGTTTCGCCATTCTCTGTCTGTTCATTGCTGGTTTGCTGCTTGCTTGTGGCCTTTGCCGCTTCCTGTTCCAGCAGACGGCGCAACCGTCCCTTATTCTCCGTATGGGAGAGCGGATACGCCGATTGCAAATCGCGCATCTCCACATCGAACATTCCAACTCGCTCAATGGCATAAGCTCGCCCGTTCAACCTCACCGTATCTCCAACATGGAAGGATTCATCCGCCGTAGCCTGTTGGGCCTGCTGTAGCTGCTGGGAATCCTCGGTGCTGTTGGCCTGTACGTTCTGTTGCTCCGTGGAATCGCTGGTGGTTGTGTGCCGCTCAGTTTCGGCAATCTCGCTGGACACATTTTGGGCAGCTTCCACTTCTGTGGAGCTGGTCACATCCTCCGCAACCGTCCGTTGATAGCTTTCCACAGCACTCACCGCGATGGAATCCCATTGCTTTACAACGCCCTCCACATAGGTGATGGTGTCGCCCATCTGCTTTTTGACGGCCTTGGCCTCCCTGGAACTGTTGTTTACCAGCCCCTTGAAGTACTCCTTCACATTTTGCAGAAAGTCCTTCAGCTTCTGCTTCATGCTTTCAAATACAGTCGGGTTGCGGTCTGCAAGCTGCTGTAGGAACTGGGAATCCTCCAAAACGTCCGTCATGGCCTCCGCCACAACCTCCCGGCTGGCGGCATCATAGGTCATGGAGCCGGTGGAATCCTGCGCCATTCTGGTTTCTATCAGGTCGTTGGCATTCTCCATGGTGGAGAAAACTGCCTTTCGGAAATCATTATAACCTTCCGGGTTCCATTTTTCAATAAAATGTGTAAATTCATGCCCGAATGTACGCAGCATGGTATACTTTGCGGCACTGTCCACGTCCTTTGCATAGGAAAGGCCCGCGTTCACGTCAATATACACCGCGTTCTCGTTCCATTTGAACCTACCCTGTTCCCCCTGAAACTCTCCCGCTTCGTTTTGCTGGGACTTGTAAAGCACGATGTCAACGCCGGTTGCCTCGGCAATGGTGCTCAGCGTTTTATACGCTCGCTTCTGAGGGTCGTTAAAGCTCTGTGTCAGGTCTGCAATTTCAACCCCGTCCCCGCGAACCGTTCCCTTGTGCCACCCGGTTTTCCCGTTCGCCGCCTGCTCGTTTAGGGCTTTCTGGGTGCTTGCAGCCTTCGCCGCTGCCGCTTCACCCAGGCCATAGGCAATTTCCCTTTGGTTCTCGCTAAGCACGCTCAGCGCATCCATATTCGCCATGGAAGCCCGGTTGCCGCCCGACTGTCCCATTTCATAGGCAATATCAAATGCCCGGTCATATTCTTCCAAGTCCTGGCCCTCAGAATAGGTCTGCTCGTATTCCTCCGCATAGTCCCCGTATTTCTGGGATAGCTCCTCCAGAGTGGTGGGAACAACCTCCTGTTCGGCCTCGGTGTCTAGCTGCTCCAGCACGGCTTCCTCGTCATCCGCCGGGAGAAGTGTATCGGCAGTATCATCCTCAGTATCGTCCACTGTGTCGTCCAGCGTGGGGGTATCATTCTGGTTCTTTGCTTCCTCCTGCTGGCTTGCTTCCACCTCGGCAGCGTTTTGGGCGGCATTCCTGGCATCGTCCTCAGTCGTGGTTTCCTTGCTGGAGCCTTGCAGCTTCGCCCCAACCATGCCCATTCCTGTCGCGCCGGCGCCGCCAATGTAGGAAACGCCCGCCGTGGTTACCAAATCTGCCAGACGTTCAGAAAAGAGCTGCTTACTGGCGGTTTCGTAGTCCGCCCCGGTTTCCTCCATAATCTCCCGTATGCGGTTTTTCCCTTCGCTGTTGCCCTGCATCACAGCGGCATCCACGCACCATCCAGCCACATCGTTGACCAGCTCGCCAGGAATTTCCAGTAAGCCCTGGTCGTTCATGGCAAGCAGCCATTCCTTCCAGGTTTGCGGGTCGCGTCCCAGCTTGTCCAGCCAGCCGGAAAATTCAATCTTTTCCGTTGTGTTTTCCAGCCATCCGTCAATGCCGCCAACAATCAATGCCTGGTAAACATTGCCGCCCAGCTCCGAAACGCTCTGGTAGCCATCGCTGAAGCCGCTGCACCACATAAGCGCCGCAGACGCCGATTCCCCGCCGAACAGCATAGAGGCATATCGTCTTGCTAGGTTATCAACAATGTTCGCTCCGCCAAGGTACAAAACCCTACCCGTCTGATTCAGTATCGTGGGATCCTCGCCTAGAATGGCATCAACATTCGCCTGGTCGATGGCGGACGCAACCGCAGAAGGAAGGTAACCCATCGCATACGGGTCAGCGGAAGAATACACGCTTTTCCCTGCCAGTTGCTTGACTGTCTGCGCAAGGCTTTCTATGGTGCCCGTAACACCGCCAACCAAATTACCCGCACGAGCGACAGCGAAACCGGCAGAACCGTGCGCCAAATCCCCGGAGAGGTTTTCTTTTGCCGATTCTACGGCCTTTTGCGTGTATTCCTTGTTTGCCTGCGCGTTCAGCACCTCAATATAGTTAAGCGCATCTTCCTTTGAAACACCATATCCGCTTAGTTCTTCAAGAATGTAATCACTGGATGACGCTTCCGATAGCATACTGTCACCGCTGCGCTCGTAAGCATAGCTTTCGGATAGCTCGGAAATAAGCTCCTGCGCCCCCTCATCGAGATTATTAAACCGCTCCATGTAATCTTCCGTGACGTAATCTCTCTGTTGCTGCTGCCATTGTGCCTCCAGCGATTCAATCCGCCGTGTAACGGAATCAAGCTGTTCGCCTACCTCATCCGACCTCTGCATCAGCGCTTCTTCCTCTTCATCCGACCTCTGTACCAGTTCATCATCGTCAGAAATGTAGAACGGGGTTATGAGGTCGTAATTAATTGAAGCGTACTCCCGGTGTAGTCGCTCCTGCTCCTCCCGCAGCGTTTCAAGATAAGTGTTGTAAGCCGCCTCCGTTTGCTCCCGCTCGGTCAGCTCCTGGCTTTGGGTTGAATCCTGCCCCTGGCTCTGTTCTGTCCCCAAATTCGATGTTGTTGCCTTCTTCGGTGCCCGATACTCTCGGATTTCGGTAGCCTCGTCCTGGGTGATGGACTTATCCGCTACGGACATTCTCAGATATTCGTCCAGCTCTGATGTGGACATCTTCGCGTTTTTGCCCTCTAGGTAGGCATCAAACACCTCCTGATACCCGGCGCTCCTGGAAGTGTTTCCCCGCCCGGTTGTACTCGTGGAATACTGGGTGTCAGACCGTCCGCTCCCGGTTCTGCCGGAGGTAATTACGCTGTCCTTCTTTGTTGTCCCGGAACTCTGGCCAGCCGTTGACTGCGTTGTGGTAGAATTCTTCCCTTCAAAGCTCGCGTACTTCTGCGCAAGCCAATTTTCCTTGGCAGAGAAGGTGCCTATCTTAGAGGAAACAGTTGTTGCCTCGTTCTTCTGCTCCCGCTTTTTCCGCTGTTCCTCCACCCAGCTCTGATAGCTGCTCTGGGTTTTCTTCCTTTTTTCCTCCAGCGCACTTTGGTTTTGCGCGTACCATTCCTCGCCGCTCTGCACCTTCCTAGACGAAGCAGAGGTGCCCTTGCTGCTGGAAGTGACCACGCTGTCCTTCTTTTTTGCCTGGGTGCTGGAGCTTCCGCTCCCGTATTTGCTCTTATACCATTCCTCGCCGCTCTGCACCTTCCTAGACGAAGCAGAGGTGCCCTTGCTGCTGGAAGTGACCACGCTGTCCTTCTTTTTTGCCTGGGTGCTGGAGCTTCCGCTCCCGTATTTGCTCTTATACCATTCCTCGCCGCTCTG